TTAATGGCTGGCGTCATTACGCATCCCTTCATCCACGATCGACCAAAGAAACCGCACCAATCGGCCGGGAGCCGGGAACCGTTTCCGGCTCACCTTGCCGGCCAGATGCAGGTTTTTCAGGTGGGCGCATGTCAGATGGACGTTCCAGCCCAGTTCTGCCGCCACCTCGCCCGTCGTGGCCGGGCCTTCAGCGAGCACCCGCAGCACCCGCGAAGCCTTGCTGTCGGGCGCCATCGTCACGGGAGCTGCTCCAGGCCGAGCGTCGAAGCGCCCTTGACACCCCGGTGCAGCTTGGCCTTGGTGCCGGCGATGAACCCGGCCTCACGGTCTCTGTCTCCGGCCTTGCCCTTCATGGACAGGTCACGGCCAGGGCCCACCGATGTGTTCGGGTGACGCTGTTTGAACATATCGTCGATGGCGAGGCGCTTGGGTTCAGGCACCTGGGCCTCGGGGAAGAGGCGCTCGACCGCGGCGACCCAGGCGAGCGCAAACTGTTCGCCACGGGCTTCGCGGTTGCCGCGCTTCCGGACGCGGGCCGTGTGCTTCGTGCGATCGGCGTCGAGCTGGCGGCGGAGCACCGTATAGGCGAATGCCGAGATCTCAGACGCCCCATCGGTGCCGTAGAACCGAAAGATCGTTCGAAGCGATCGGCCAGCCCGCTCGAAGTCGATGATCATCCGGCACCCGAAGCCTCGGGCAGCCAGGTACGCCAGCTGGCATAACGAGTTCGGTGGCGTGGTGCCGCGACAGCGTGTGCCGACCGCGGCGTCGTCGACGTCCATTGCCTCGGCGTGCGTGACGCCGTGCGCGCGCATCATGGCCTGCGCTTGGCGCAGCGCGGCGGCGGCTTCGTTCGGGTTCGACGAGGCCGCCAGACGCAGGCAGGCCTTGATCTTCCGGAGAATGTTGTCGCGGCTCATCGGCTGGACTCCTTGAACTGGGCGATGCGCGAACGTTCGCGCATCCACTTGCCGACCGATGGGCCCTTGCCGAACGGGAGCCCGAAATAGATCGACCAGCACAAGGCCATCGCGAACCCGAACGCCCCGGTCAGCTGGAAACAAAGGACCAGGTAGGCGACATTGAGGACTATTGGCAGCACGACGTGCCGAAGGATCTGCCGCATCAGTCGACCTCCCGTTGAGTGCTGTTGCTCCGACGGGTAACACGCACTGCAAAGGTCGTCCGCAACCCACCAGCAGCCGCCCTCGCAGGCCGAGGTCTCCGTGCAACCGCATTTACGGCATGTACGCACTTCACCGATCATGGCGTCCGCTCCTTTGAAAAAGCTTCGACCAGCGAGTTCTGGAGCCATTCGCGGCGGCCGCCGTCATGAACGAAACACCACTTAGCGCTGGCACCGAGCGCAGCAGAAAGGCCAGAAACGGCCTTGCGAACTTCGGGCGCACGCGATGCGTCGAAGGTGATCAGGTTCTTCCACGAGCCCGAGACGTTGATCTGGAGGGTGACCTCGCTCATGCCGTAGCCCTCATGCTGTTGACCACAACGCCCGCGACTGAACGCTGACCGAGCCATGCCATATAGCGAGCGAGTGCATCGCCGGCCAGCTGCTGGTCAGGCGCTTCGGGCACACCGGGAACCAGGAGGGTTTCGTTGTCATAGCCCAACCGGGCGGAAGCGGCGATGTACTTCTTGAGCGACATCGCCGGTCCATGTGCGATCTCGATCGCTCCCTTGGGAACGGAGCGACCGAACTTAATTTCGCCAGACGCGTAGCAAAAGGCATACATGGTCACACCCCCGCGATGTCGAGGCTGAGCGCCTGATACTCGCCGCTGGCATCACGACGGTGGAAACGGACGTAGCTCCTGCTGCCGACGACCTGGACCGCGTCGGCGATCGCTTTCATGGCACGCAGCCAGCGCTCGTCGGTAATGTCCAGGCGACGCAGCGCAAGGATCGAGCCGGTCCGCAACTTACCAGCGGCGTCGACGCGGAACGCATCCTGCACGAGCGTGGAGACCTCCGGGCGGGCACCGATCGTCCACTCATGGAGGCATTCGTCGATCAGTTCCTTCGCCGCCTGCAGGCGCTCGTCGAACTGGATGTATTCAGCCACGGCGCGCTGCACGCGGATCTCGCCGTCGAAGCTCAACAAGGTGATGTTGCCCTTCTTGCCGCCCAGGCTGACCTGGTATTCCTCGGCACTCATCTGGGCGAACGTGTCGATCGCGCTGAACGCTTCCAGCTTGAAGGCGGCGATCGCGTCGTGGAGCTTCTCCGCTTTGGCGTACAGCTCGCGCACGAGCTCGTCGCGCAGTCGATCGATCGGCTTGATGTTTGCCTCCGGGACGAGGCGGCCTTGGCCGTCGCGACGGTGGCCAGCAGGGATGGTGTCGTCATTCATGGTCGGTTTCCTGGTCGTCGAGCTCTGCCTCAAAGGCGGAGCGGTGAATGTCATAGGTGGTTTGGCGGAAGCTTTCGCCCACGCATGGGGGAAGTCCGTCGTCATCCTCAATGCGGGGTGACATCGGGCACCTCAACGCCGTCTTCGGCAGAGTCTGCGAAGCACTCGATGGCTTGCTTTAGGGCATCGTGTGCGGTCCATAGGAACGTATTGAGCTGCCCTTCGACAAAGCCGAAGTCGGGCCCGAAGAACGCTTCCCCAGGAGTCGCCGGCGGTGCCGGGTCGGCGACTTCCTTGACGGTCAGGAAAGCGCTCGTGAGCGCATCGACCGCTGCCTGCTGGCGGGCAGAAAGCGATTTCTGATCGCCTTCCGAGGGTATTGCTTGCTTAGCTGCCTTTGGCATGGGTCAGTCCTCGTATCTCAGGCCGCAGAATGGGCAATGAGTGGCGACTGCGACTGGCTGCAGCCGATTCGTAGGATCGATGTACGTGGTGCGCACCAGGACACGCGAGGCACCGGCTGCCTGGTGATCGCCGCGACGCGGCGTGAGGGTCATGAGCCTCGCCCCGCTGACGCGCAGCTGGCGGTTGACGTTCCGAATGCACGTGCAGCTCATGCCGGGCACTCCGCGTCTTCCCGGCGGGTGATCGATTCGGGCTCTGCCGGCGGATCGAGCTTCCTCAGCTGCCAATCCAGCGGGCACGCCGCTAGGCCATTGGCGAACACCACGACGTAATCACCGTCGGCATCGACGAAGCATGGGTTCCCCTTCACCGGGTGCGGCAGGATCTGTCCCCTGGCGTACGGCCCGATCATGCGGACGATGCATTCCCGGTCGATGAAGCGATTGCTGTCGGAGCAACGCGCGACCGCGAACACGGCGATATCGCCGATGCTGAAGCGCAGGCCCTTCATGACGGCATCCTCAGCTGGCCCATCAGGTCGGGGATGGACACCCGCTTCATGGCGGCGATCTGTTCCAGGCCGGACATCGAGCGCGAGCGCAGGAAGGCGCAGGTCTCTTCCAGTTCCTCAGCGCTGTCTGCAAGGAAGTAGCCGTCGCGCGGGTGGGCGCACACGTGATGCCCGGCTTTTCGCAGCTCCACGACCAGCTCGCGCAAGTGGCGCTCGGCACCACCGTTCGGCTGGCCACCGAGCACCTCGCGACAGAGCGCCGTGGCGGTGATGCCATGCCGGCGGCCGATATGGCGCCGAAGCGCGGCAAGCAAGGTGTCGCGGGTCAGTTCTTCGTTCGGCATGACACGCCTCCTGGTTAGGGTTGCTTCACTTACGGGCCGACTTCGGGACGTCATGGCGCCGGCCGTGACGACGACCACGCCAGAACTTCTGGATCAGGATTTCGCCGCGCATGTAGAGGGCGGCGATCGCACGGCGATCGCACCGATGCTGGACTGGCTCGCTATCCCGGCTGTGTGACACCTGGGTGCGGTCGACACGCGCGAGGATCTGCTCGGGATGCACCAGGAATTGATCCAGGGTGATGCCGTGGCTACGGATCTGCCGCGCGACATAGATGTCGCTCCAATGATCCAGGTACGCATCCGGATAGCGATTCATCGTGACGATCCCTTCTTCGTGGGTGGGTATTTGCCTTGCGATGCGTACCAGGCGTGTCGCCAGCGGTAGCCGGTTGCGATGCTGACGCCGAACCGCGCCTGGATCGCCTGCGCCGTGATCTCGGTGGGATGCGAGCGTGCCCAGTCGATGAAGCGGATGGCCGCCTCCATACCGGTGGCCAACTCGCCGCGGCCGCGAAGCGGCGGCGCCCTCATGCCGGCACCTGCTCGGGCCCGATAAGTGCCTTGGCCAGGCCCCGCGCTTTGTCACCGTCGAGGTTGCGCAAGAGGTCATCGACGCGCTGGCCGACGCTCCAGTTCGTGATGCCGGCGCTATTGCTGTACGCCAGCAGCTTTTCGGTCACGAACAGGGAAGCAATCTCCAGCTCGGCCAACAGGCACCGGATGTGCAAGCGCTGGTGGGGTGTTGAGCCGGCCATTACGCATCCCTCGTGATGTAGTTCGCGAGGACATTTCGCGTGTTGTCCCGTGCGTCGACCAGCGAGCGATAGATCGCGAGATCGCCTCCCACCGACGTGACGTAGGCTTCGATTGCATCGCTGGCGGCCATGTGGCTGACCACAAGCGACGCGCGTACGTTGTCGTCGGGCGTTGCCGCCGCCGTGGTGCGGCGTGCGCGGGGCTTCGTTGGCATAGCCCGAGCGGCATCAGTGGCCTCGGGCGAGGCGGCGAGATCCAAGCCGTCGCCGCCGCCCTGCCGGAGACTGAACACCGTCTGGCTATCCTCGACAGAACGCATGAACTCACCAGCGCGGCAGCGCTGGTGGCACATGGTGTTGACGTTGTTCCTGTCCGCGTCGTCGGGCAGAGCCTCGATAAGCTGATCCAGCGTCATACCGCCCGTGGTACGGAGCAGCTGGCGAACGCGTTCCGTATAGGTGCTCATCACACCCTCCCGACGAGCTCGCCGCTGATCTTGTCCAGGCCCAGCTCGACTGCCTGGTTCATGCACTTGATGATCAGGTTGTGGACCACCAGCGGGTAAAGCTGGGATTCGGTGTCGCTCGTGCCGGGGCGGCGACGGGTCAACCGGGCGCGGATCGCGTCATAGGCGTCCTTCTCGAACACGTCCTCAAGCTTCACGTCGAGCCGGTTGAACTTCAGCGTGAGATATTCCTCCAGGTTGCCGTTGAGCGGCTTCAGGATCGCCACCTCGCACCGACGGATCACCTCGCGGGCATCCGGGTTGCGGCGCTCATCGAGACGCTCGCCGAGCTCGGGCTGCCCCACCAGGACGATCGACAGCAGGCGCTTGTAGCCATCCTCCATTTCCCAGAAGCGCTTGAGGTATTTCAGGGTGCGGATGTTGAGATCGTGGGCCTCTTCGATCATGAGCAAGTGCGACATCCCGTTGCGCGCACTCGCGGTGAGGATGCGCTGGATCTGGCGGGCCTTCGCTTCGAGCGACTGCTTGGCTTGCTCGGTGCTCAGGTCGGCAATGATCGCGTCGCAGATATGCACTGCCGTCAGCTCGCGCTTATCGATGGTCTGCGGCTGGATGACGATGATCGAGTCGTTGTCGCGACGGATGCGATCGATCAGGTCACGACGGAGCGTGGACTTGCCGCTGCCGCTCTCTCCGACGACAGCAACGAAGCCCCCGTGTTTCGCGGCGTAGAACATGCTTTCGCGCACGTAGCGCTGGCCCGCACTCAGGTAGACGTCCTGCGGGCCCTTCACGTCATCCTGGAAGGGATGACGCGGGAGCTTGAAGTGGTCGCGTGCAGTCTGGCTCAGCATTTCTGCCTCCGGTAGTTCAATGGGGTCGATGACTTCGGCCTTCACGGCCGGCGCGCGGATGCGCTTTGGTGCGGGATCTGCAGGGATATGCCGCGGCGGCGGTACCGGCGCGTCATTGGAACCTTCGAAGTTCCAGGCCGTGGCGATATCGGCCTCGGAGACGCCATGCGACCGCAGGAAGGTGGCCGTCTGCTCGCGCAGCGTTTCGGGTAGCACGGAATTGGGCCAACGCTGGTAGAGCAACAGCGAGGACACCGTGCTGTTGGCGAGCGAGCGGCCCTTGCGACGACCGCCCTCGTAGGTGAGCGCACGGCAAAGCTCGCTTTGACGGATGTCGTGCTTCAGCAGGATGTTGCGCAATTCCAGCGGCGCGCACTTGTTCTCAACGGGGCGACCAGTGCGGGTCATCGTCACTGCTCCAGGGCGAAGACCGGGCCGCGGGCTTCGCGCACCGGGCGGACCAGCGCGCTGCGCTTCAGCTTGACGAGCTGGCCAGGGATGTAGCCCTGGGACTCGGGGTTGACCGCGACGACCACCGCCCAGGTGTACTCATCGCCGGACGTCGGCGCGCCGGCATAGCTGAGCGGCACGAGGACTTCGCTGGGCGACACCTGCTGGACGAAGTGCTGACCAGGGCGAACGTTCGAAGCGGCGATGAATGCCGGATTGATGGTGCGGGATGCGGTAGCGGTTGCGTGCATGACTGATCTCCAGATCAGGTGGGATGGGACGAAGGGTTAGAGGCGCGAGGCGAGTTCGGCGCGGGTGAGGTTTGCGCTACCCGCCCCGGCACTGCGGAGCACCTCATCGGGTGCCCACGGGTCCGTATGGATGGGCATCACGCGAACCGCGGACATGGCGCTGTTCGACGGCGTCGCAGCGAACTGCGCGGGGGCCGTCTGCGTGAGGAAATGGATGGGCGCCACGCTCGGCAACTCCATCGTGAAACCGGCCGGAAAGAACTCGGGCTCGCCCGGGCTGACACGGCAGGCGATCACCACCACCTCGATGGTGCCGCTGGCGTTGAGCAGCTGGCGGTTCGAGCGTGCATGCTCGATGCCCATGCCGTTGTCACAGCTGCGCACGGCGCAAACGCATTCGACCAGGTCGGGACCGACCGGCGTGAACAGCGAGCCCGGTGTTGCTTCGAGCAGGAGCGGGTGATCGACAACGCGGAAGGTGGCTTTCATGGCGGGTCTCTCGTTGGTGAGGGCATCAGCCCACGACGGACAGGCGCGGACGCGGAAGCGGAAGCACAGATGCGGCGATGCGCTGCACCAGGGCATCCAGCTCGATTTCGGGGACGCCGTCCGGGTACCACTCCCTGACGGCGACGGCTTCATCCTTGGTAATGACGCGATCCAGACGCGCCTTCAGCGCATAGAGCGCGTCGACGTGGCTGAGCGGCTTGAGCTCCACGTGCACGGGATTGGGCACATCGAGGTCGGTGCCGCGACGCTGGATGTGGCTAGGCGCGTTCTTCGCTGCCTCACGGATATCCTTGAACGGGTCAAGGGCGCCATTGAAGGCAATGCGGCCCTTCGTGCGTGCGGCAGCTGCATCGAGCGTCTCGCGCTCGCCGTAGACCAGTTCGTTGAGATCCTTGCGCGCGGTGTCCACGGGTGTATCGGGCTTCGCCGCATAGCTTTCGCCAAACGTCGGAGCGGTCACGAAGAACCCCGCCTGGTCACGGGCGATGGGTTCGCACTCGACGTACCGGGTGGAACCGTCCTCGTTCTCGCCCAGGACGAAGATGCATGGTGCGCGGTACGGATTGACCGCGACCATGACGCTGTCGCCCACACGCAGGTTAGGCACATGCTCCACCGAGTAAACGGCCGGCTCGTACCCCTTCGCCGCGAACTGGACGGTGAGGTTGCCTTTGACGCGGCGGGCTTCTGGTCGGCTGTGCAACAGCGTGCGGCACAGATCCTCTGCTGGGCACAGGCGAAGCTGCTCCTGGCGGATCGTCTGCCACATCCCGTCACGCGTGTGCTTGTGCCGGCTGTGGATGGCCGTGCCGTTGAAGGCGCGCAGCCAGATGTCCATTTCACCGTTCAACTGCTCGACGCTGTCGATGCGCGTGAAGGTGAGCCGACCTTCGAACTTGCGCTCGATGACGTTGTGCACGCCCTCGACCTGACCCTTGGCGCGCGGGTTGCCTGGCTTGTGCGCCCAGTGGCGGATCATGAGAGCCGTGAGCAACGCACCGATGGCGTGGCTTTGGTTAGCGCTGCCGGCATCCCACACGAGCATCCAGGGCACACCGCGCATGACGTGGGCCTCGCTGCCCTGCATGGCCCACATCAGGAACTCGAAAAGCGTCCGCTGGTCTTCGCCGCTGACGTTGTAGTAGCGGCACAGCACGTCGCCCGTGTAGTGGTCGGTGATCGCGTAGCGCAGCAGGCGCTGGTTGCTGACCTTCGCCAGGTCGCGGGGTTTGCGCACGTTGAACTTGCGCTCGTCCATCACACCCATGCGGCCATTGCGCAGGTAGTACAGAACGCACACCGAGGCGTCGAGCTGCCACACGTGGTTCGGATGCAGGCTGCGCATATCCACGTGTGGGTCGGGACGGGCCAGCTGACGCGGGTGGCAGTCGTGCTGACGCATGAGGCGCAGCATGGTCTCGGACGACACGCGCTCATTGAGCATGCCGTTGGCCAGCGCCATATCGATCGCGTCGGTGACCGAGAGCAGTTCCTTGCCGTTCTGGCGTTGCGCTGCCCGGAGAATACCGGCGACCGCCTTGATCTCGGGCTCACCGACGCGGCTGTCACCCTTGTCGGTGCGCACCTTCCGGCCGCTAGTCCAGCCGGCGAGTTCGCGCAGCCGGGCATACACCGTCGGGCGGGAGACACCGCCAAGCCAGTGCATTGCCTGGGTGACCAGCTCGCCCGCTTCACCCCGGCGCGCGCGGTCGAGCCGCGCGGCCAGGGCGCGGACGTAGTCGATCTCGGCGAGTTCTCCCGGCTGCATGGATTATTCGCCCGCCAATTCGGCGAGCTCGCTCAGCTGGGTGGAGGCCCAGTGCCCGTTCGATTCGAGGCGCTCGGCAACGTCGGCGTCGACCTGCAGGCCGGCGTCGGCGTACAGCTGATTGACGTCGTCAGCAATCTTGCGCAGGCGGGCAAGCTGCGAGGTCGCTTCGACCACGGCCTCGTCGGCGTCGCGCAGCAGGTCCTCCGCCTGGCGGCGCAGCTGCTGCTCACTGTCGTTCTTGCGGCGATCGCGGGTGAGCTTGTTGATTCGCTCGTCCTTGGCGCGGATGATCTCTTCGTCCGTGGCCTTCTCGTCCTCGCGCTCCTGGCGCTCCGCGCGCAAGGCCGCTTTCAGTTCACGCACCGTCATCTGGTCGAGTTCGTCGACGGTGTAGCCGGCGAGCGTGCCACCGCTCTCCAGCTCGACGAGTGTGTCGTCGTCTTCGGAGAGCAGCTCCAGCGCCTTGGAGATGCCGAGATTCTGAAGGCGCGGCAGGTCGTGCAGCTTCGCCGCTGTCTGCATCGCGCGCTGAGCGAAGCGTGCACCCATGCCAATCTGGTCCAACGCCTTCAGCCAAGTACCCGGCGCTTCGCGTTCGCGGATCTGGATCAGCATCAGACCGATCTCGATCAGGCGCTGGGCGCTCTCGGCCGCGTTCTGCTTGATGCGGTCGATGTAGGCATCGAGGTTGTAGCGAATGGGAAGGCTGAACTGCTGGTCGATCGCGGTCAGCCGCGAGGCGTCCGCGGCAAGGGCTTTGCCTGCCTCAACCAGCGCGTCGTGGTTGACGCTGTTGTCCGGTGCCGTGATGACCTCGGGCGTCCGTGCTTTGGGGGGACGTGCCATGTGGTGCTTCTCCAGGGTTAACGGTGGGCTTCGCCCATGCCGAAGCGACGGCGGACTTCGTCCACACGCGAGGTCGCGTCGTTCAGGGCGTTTAGGATCTTGATGGCCTGCTGGCCGAGGCGTGGCGTGACGCGCCACTTGCCACTTTCCAGTGGCTCCGCCAGGCCGGCCTCACGCAGGTTGGCCAGGTCCCGCGTAACGTTGCTCGCGCTGGTGCGCAGCGCCTTGGAGATCTCGCCGGGCGCCAGGCCCATGATCTCGTGCCCGCAGAGCAGCAACAGCGTGTTGAGCACGCGCTGCTGGGCGGCATTGATGTAATTGCTGGTGCTCATGCCGACCACCGCGTCGCATCCAGCGTGGACCGACCGAAAAAGCCCGACCACCTCTGTTTGCTCAGGTTGATCGTCCGGCTCAGCGCCTTGAATCGATGAGGGCCGATTCGATAGCGGCGTGTGCGTCCATTACGCATTACGCGGACGATCGCACCGCCAGGTACGCGGTAAGCCTTGATGATTGCTTCGGGGGTCATGACAGATCGAGCTCCGGTTGAACGTGGCGCTGCACCTGGGCGCGCTCGTGGGCGAGCAGCGTCATCGCGGCGGTGAGGTGGTCGGTGGTGTCGGCGGCATCTGCCTTGCCCTGGGAAAACGCCAGGAGTGCCCCGATCGCGGCAGTGCAGGCTTCCTGCAGCGCGTGGATGTCGCTGTCACCCGGCATGCGGCCGGTGGGGATATCGATCAGCAGCTTTCGCGCGCTGGTCGCGAGGTATTGGGTGATGAACGCGCGGCCGCAGGCATGCTCGAAGCCCGCGATCTTCTTGCCCGGCACCGAACCACCCTGCATCCACTTGTAGACCGTCCACTTGTTCTCGCCGACCAGATCGGCGATGCGCTCGACGGACAGGCGATGCTTCTCCTGGGCAAATAGCACGCAGCCCTCTACCGCTTCCTGCAGGCTCGTGGGCGCCCAGGTCTTCCAATGGCGGCGGCTCATTGGCCACCCCGCAACGGCGCCGCGCGGGTGCTATTCCAAACGCGACCGATCTTTGCCCTTGCGAAAGCGGCTTTCAGAGGGTGAAATGTCGAAAGACCCCGAGAGCACCCCACGATGGAATCCCAGATCGCCGAGTTGACTAGTCGAATCGAGACCCTGCAGGCGCAGGTGAACGCCCTGAACGACTGGGATGGTGGCCTTTGGCGTGCCCTGTTGGATGTTGTGCTGGTGCTCCGCGAACGAGATCCGGCATCTGCCGAAGCACTCCTACACAAGTGGGCTGCGCTTGACGATGAGTACAGCCGCGGACGCGACGGGGAGACGATGGCGCCCGGCGTCACGGTCGGCTTCCTGGAGCCGCGGGTGACGATGGCACGTGTCGTTGCGCAGCTTTCAGCAGCGACTCAACACATACGCTCAGACGCTGTAGATAGGCCTCAGCGCGCTCGCCCGGACGGCGCGGCGAATGCTCGCGAGCCAGCTGAAAGGCATCCGGAACCGTGAGAAGCGATTTGCTAGCGGAGAGAGACATGACGTACCCCTCACGCCAGGTGCAAGACGGGCCGTTCATCGAGTACCGGGCCGCTGGCCAGCGGCACCAGGGAGAGGCTCGAATCGGTCTGCGGGCGTCCCCCGCTGAGGATCTCGGCGGCGAGCGAGCGCAAGGTCTTGGCGTGCAGCTCCTCCGGCACGCCAAGGAATCCCTTGGTCAGGAAGGTGTTGAGCGGCGTGCCACGCTCAGCGGCCGATGCCACCAGCTTGCAGGCCGCCTCATCGCGGCGAGCGACATAGGCGTCGATGGACTCGCCGCTCATGCGGGTAACCAACACATTGCCCAGCTGAAGCGCATGGGCGTATCCGAACGATTCGCGTGCAGACATGGCGTTCCCCTGTGGTTCGCGGACGCTGGTGTCGACGAACGTTTCGCCGTGAGGCTGGCTATATGCAGGATTGCTGGGCGCCGGAGCGCCTATGAGGATGAAATTGACGTCAGCGCCGGCTTTTGCGAGCCAATACAGCAAGTTGAGACTCGGACGCTTTTCGCCCTGCTCGTTCGCGAGCAGGATTGTGTCGAAACGTTGGCAACCGAGCGCGACATCAGAAAGAGTGAAACCAAGCAGCTCACGCTGCTGGCGAAGTCGGACACCTATGTCGCGCAACTCCTGCGGACCGAGACGTGCTGCACCAATCAGAAAGAGGGTCAGGTCGGGTTCCATTTAAATTCCTCAGGCGGCGCCGGCTATAGCGCGAATTGCCGCAGCAGTTGCGGCGCGGTTGTGTTTCGGACGCGCCACGTCCGCTCCATGCCACTGTGGCCAGAGGTCCGCCAACGGCAGCTTCGTTATCGAGGCGATTCGCAGTTCGATCCGTCGGCTTCGACTGCGACCGTGTATGACCTGGTAAACAGCCGTCGCAGTCACATGACCGCATTGCGCCGCCACGTCCCGGTGCGTAAGGCCCTGCATTTTCAGAGCTGCGTTAATCAGCGCGGGGTGCATCGAGCTTAGGTTCCTTGGCTAAAGCGCAATGTCTGCGCATCGAAAATCAACTTACGAACACAACTTTAGTTGGAAAGGTATGGCAACTATGGGTGCACGTCAAGTGCCGATTTCATCGGCCCTGGAAGTCGGGGCACGGTTCGAGCAAGAGCGGGAACGCCTGAACCTGTCGCGGGCGGAGCTCGCCTTTGCGGCCGGGTATAGCTCCGAGCAAATCAGGAAGGTTGAGAAGGGCGAACGGATGCCAGGCGGCGAGTTGCTGGCCGCGCTCTTGAACCTCACCGGAAACATTGAGTACGTGCTGAGAGGCTCAAACCCTCAAATGGGCAGCGTCAGAAACCAGGAGGATCGACAGCTGCTAGACATCGATTCCATTGAGGCTGCGCGCTATCTCGAGCTTGTTCGCAGGGAGGCCCGTGAGTGGTCCCGCATGCAGTCCGATCGGCGAAAGAAGGTGCTCACCGACGAGGAAGCCGACTTAATCGAGGCTTTTCGGGACCTTAGTCGCCTCCAGAGGGAGCGCGCGCTGCAGCTGTTGCAAGCGGTTCGCCGTGGCGAATCGGACCTGACAGCACCTTCAGTTTCGCAAGAAGCTGCCGATATCTCTTTGGTTGGAGACGGGAACCGTGTGGCAGGCCGTGACTTTCATGAAGGGAGCGGCGACAAGAAGAAGTAACGGGCATCGGACGCAGAAAGGGACTGCATGAACATCCACAGCAATGGCGACAACAACCGCTTCGCTGGTCGTGACTACCATGAGCACAGGCCCGAGATTCGCGAAGACGAACCGGAGTGGAAGCCGCCGCCGTACAACTCCGGCTTGATCCTCTGCCCGGGCTGCAAGCGGCGGCACATCGCGCGCAACGCCATTGCCTGCACCCGCTGTGGCTATCCCCAACGCGAGGTCATGCAGGAGGAACACCGGCGCTCCCTGCTGCGGATCAACCATGAGCAAGCCAAACGGCAGGCCTATGGGGTCTTCTCGGGCACGGGCGGCCTACTCGTGGGTTTGTTCCATTACGACCTGGTCGGCATATACCTGATCGCCCTCTGGATACTGTCGGGCATCCTTGGATATATCGCCTTGCCCGTGCTCGAAGCCTCGGTGCGCGACTGGCTCAGCGATCGACGGTAGCCCGGTCCTGATCGCCGGCCGTGAGACGGCGGTGGGCGATCATGACCCGATGGACGAGATCAACTCCCCACCATCCCTCATCGACGACGATGTTCGGTGGCTGATGGTCCGCACGGCAGCGTCGCTAGCACGGCTATGGGCGCGCCTTCGTCGGTACTCGATACTGCCAGGGCGCCATCCCATGCATCCCCTCTGCGCACGCGACATCGATGCGACCGAGCCTTGGCTCGACCAGGTGCCGGGCAACGTCGCGCTGAGCGGCTTGATCGACGCCGCGATGCTCGCCGAGAGCCTCCTGATTGATGAAGCCGTGCGGCGAGGCCCGATCGACCGGCGCCGTGTCTGTCTCATCGTCCAGCACGTGGCCTGTGGTGCGAGCGAGTGGACAGCGGCGACGCGTCGCATGGCGGACAAGCTCGACGTGAAACTCGCACCCACCGTGCGCGAGGAAATGAACGGTGCATCACTGCATCGCGAGATCGGCCAGCTCGACGGCACCTATGCGGAATCAACACGTCCTCGCGACGCGTCGTGAGTCCAAGATGGACTGCGATGCCGCGGCCATCATCGGCCTGCATGCGCGATGCGCTTTAGGTACTATGCTGATTCCCCGTCCAGCGCTGGCCGTTACTAGCAAGCGCTAAAAGACCCCAGGGGGTGTCCACCGGCACCTTGTGCCACATGGACCTCCCTCGCATCTTCCGCATTTCTCCCCGTGTGCGCGATCTGTTCCGCGCCACGCCCCTCCTGTTGCTGGGCGCGATCACCTTTGCGGTGGTCCTGGTGCTCAACCCGGCGAAGGTCGGCCTGCTCATCTGGGGCGCCTCGCGCATCGGCCTGTACGCCTATCTCGGCTACTGGGTCGACCGGATCATCTTCCCGTACGCACGACCGCATGAGCTGCAGGGCATTGCCCAGGGCACCGCGTGGAAGCGCCGGGCACTTATCGTGGCCGCGGCTCTCCTGGCGGGAGCGCTGCTACCTTGACCATCTTGCTGCTCATCGCCGTGGCGCTGTGCATTCGCTGGGTTGCTGTACGGCGATCGCCAGCGGTCTGGTTCATGGCCTGCGCGTCCGTTTTCCTGCTCGGCGTGTCCATCTGCCCTGCAGCTGATATGCCGGCATCGGTGCGCATCCCTTCTGACTCGGTGCGCTACCGGATGCAACTGGAACGCGCTGCCGGCGAACGCTTCGGGATCGATGCGCCGGTGGCAAGGCTGGCCGGTCAGCTGCACCAGGAGTCCGGTTGGAACCCGTCGGCGCGCAGCGCCTACGCCCAGGGCCTTGCCCAATTCACCCCACCGACGGCAGCGTGGATTCCCGAGATCTGTCCGGACCTGGGCGACCCCGATCCCTGGGATTCCGCGTGGTCGCTCCGCGCCATCGCGTGCTACGACCATTGGCTCCACGAACGCGCCACCGGCGCGACGGAATGCGACCGCTGGGCGATGACGCTCAGCGCCTACAACGGCGGCGAAGGCGCACGCGACCGCGAACGCCGCAAGGCCTATGAAGCTCGCGATGACCCGCTTCGATGGTTCGGCCAGGTCGAGCGGTACCAGTCGCGTGGAGCCGCCGCCTGGCGCGAGAACCGAACCTACGTACGCCGGATCTTGCTCACGCTGGAACCGGCGTATGCGTCGGCCGGCTGGCCCGGCAAGGTGGCATGCACATGAAGCTGGCGATCGTCGCCTACGGACTGCTTGGATTGGCCGCCCTCTTTGGCCTTGGTGAATGGCATGGCCATCACCGCGGCTATACCGATGGCGTCTCTGCCACGAAGAAGGACGCCGACAAGAAGGTCGACGATGCGCACGTAGAGAGGGACCGCTACCGGGACGAGCGCGACGTGGTCAACAGCACGCTTAACCAGGTCAAGGCATCGCTACAGGCACAGCGCTCCCAGCTCGACGCAATACGCAACATGGCAAACGCAGCACTCGATGCGCGCGACGCCCTGCAGCACGACCTCGACGTAACGACCCAGAAGCTCAAAGCTGCACTGACGAAAGCCGCCCATGAAGACCCGCAATGCGCTGACCTGGCTCGCCTGCCTGTTTGTCCTACCGTCGCTGACAGGCTGTGGGGAAACCCGGCACGAGATCAAGGCGCCCCAGATCATTGAGGTCCCGGTACCGGCCTACCAGCCGCTCGATGCGCGGCTGACCGATCTGATCCCGGAACCACCGCCGCCGGCCGTGCACTGCTTGTTGGCAGGCGCACCGGCCGTATGCGTACTCGACGGGTTGGCGACCATCGAAGAATGGCGCGGCGCCTTGCGCAAGGCGAATGCCGACCGGGCCACCGCAGCCAAGGTAACGAAGCAACCAGGGGAACCTTGAGATGTTTGCATGGAACGATCTGCAGCCTATCGCCGCGATGGTCTCCGCGGTGTGCTCGATCGTGGCCGCGACCGTGGCCGTAACGGTTTACCGAAAGTCGCAGGCCTCCGACCTCAGCACCAAGATTGCCCAGGGCGATCGCGTCATCCGCAAGCACACCGATCGCGCCATCGGCGAAGTGAAAAACCAGCTTGTCTCAGCGAACCATCGCCTCGCCGAGATGGAGGACGGTGTGGCCAGAATCGAGGAATCGCAGAAACACTTTCTCGTCGGCAAGGACCTTGGCCCGCTCCACGAGAAGATCAACGGCGTGTCGAATCAGGTCGCTGCCACCGCCGCCACATCCAATGCGCTCAAAGAGCAGCTGGGTGTAATCCACGAACTCCTGCTCAGAGGAAACCGCTGATGGGCCTTACCGAAGAACAGACGGCCTTCCGCCGCGGGCGCATCCTGCGGATCCTCGCCGAGAGCAACAACCAGGGCACCGGTGCGCCGATGATTCGTACCCTCGTGCGCAGCTGGGGCTACAAGGCCGACACGGACACGGTGGCGATCGACCTGGCCTGGCTCAGCCGTCATGGCTTCGCCACGGTGCGACCGATCGGCGAGGGCGAGTTCGACATAGCCAAGATCACGCAGGCGGGCCGCGACATCGTCAGCGGCGACCTGGATGTGCCTGGCGTTAAGCTGCTGGAGGATTGACGTGGGCCGGCGCTCCACCATCGACCAGCTGCCCCGCGAACTCGCGGACCTGTGCCATCGCCTGATTCGCGAAGGCCGCACGATCTACGAGATCACTGACGCGCTCAACCAGCTCGACGCCGAAGTCAGCAAGTCGGCCGTTGGCCGCTACGTCAAGGGCGCCCGTGAGCAGATGGACCACTACCGCGAAGCGCAGATGGTCGCGGGCCAGTGGGTGAGCCAGCTCAATGAGAACCCGGGCGGCGACGTCAGCGCGTTGCTGGCCGAGATGCTCAAGACCGTCGCCTTCCGCACCATCGCCGATATCGGCAGCGCGGACGGTCCGCTGGAGAAGGATGGGAAGCCGAAAGCCCCCAAGCCGATGGACATCATGCTGCTGGCCAAGGCCATCCGCGACATGGAGGCATCGACCAAGGCCAGCATCGAGCGCCGCGAGCAGATCGAGCGCAAGGCCCTCGAACGCCAGGCCAAGGCAGCCGAGAAGGTGGCAACGAAACAGGGCATGTCGCCGGAAGCATGGGCGCAGATCCGTGCCGAGTTCCTTGGCGTCAAGCCGGACGAAGCCGCGGCCGGTACCGGCGCATGACGCCGGAGGAACGCGAAGAGGCACTGAACCTGGTCGACGAGATCCAGGCCGAGCGTGCCGGCAAGCAGCTCGCGGGCCTGCCGGCCGCCGATATCCCGAAGATCCTCCTGCCGTACCAGATCCGCTGGCACCAGGACGATTCGCGCGTGCGCTTCTGCAGCAAGGGCCGACGGATCGGCTTCACCTTCGGTGCCTGGGCCGCGGAGGCCGCACTCGAAGCCGCCCTTTCCCAGGGCGGTATGGACCAGTTCTACATGGGCTACAACCAGGGCATGGCTGCCGAGTTCATCGGTGACTGCGCGACGTTTGCCCGTTGGTACGGTGCCGCCTGCAGCGCCATCGACGTCGCCTACGAGAAGGCCGTCATCGAGAACGAGAGACGCGACATTGTCCGGTACAAGATCCAGATGGCCAGCGGCCACAAGATCGAGGCGCTGTCAGCCATGCCGTACAACTGGCGTGGTCGCCAGGGCCATGCGCGCATCGACGAGGCGGGCCATCACCAGCATCTTGGCCCTGTCATCGACGGTGCAATGGCGTACCTGATCTGGGGTGGCCGTGTGTCGATCGGCGGCACGCACAACGGCGAAGACAACTACTTCAACGACCTGCTGAAGGATATCAAGGCGAAGAAACTGCCCTGGTCCCTCCACGAGGTCGCTTTCAGCCAGGCAGTCAAAGAGGGCCTGTATCGCCGCATCGCCCTGGTGACGAAGAAGGTGTGGTCGCCCGAAGCCGAGACCGCATTCGTCGACGAGGTGCGGTCGGCATACCGCACCGTAGAGGCTGCCGACGAGGAACTGGAGTGCATCCCCGCACGCGGAACCGGTGTGTACTTCAGCCGCATGCTCCTGGAGAAGTGTGGTGTCGATGGCCTGGTCGTGCTGCGGTATACGAAGAAGCCGGAGTTCGTCCTCGATCCCGATCGCCTGCGCATCACGCAGGACTGGATCGACGAAGTGCTCAAGCCAGCAGTCGACTCGCTGCCGCAGGACCGGCGCACCGTGCTCGGCCAGGACTTCGCCCGCGATGGTGACCTTTCGCCCATCGTGATCGGTCAGCCGGTTCCTGGAACGACGCACTGGCGGACACCGCTGCGCATCGAGCTGCGCAAGATCCCGTTTGACTGCCAGAAGCTGATCGTGGCCTGGCTGCTGCTCAATCTGCCGCTGTTCCACCACGGCAAGTTCGACGCGCGTGGCAATGGCCAGAGCCACGCCGAGGCCGCCATGCAGCTGGTTGGTCCGCAGCGCGTCGAATGCGTGCAGATGACAGGCGGTTGGTACGACACCTGGTTCCCGCGTTACCACCAGGCCTTCGAAGACGGCGACATCGAAACCTTCGGGGACGAGGACTGGATCGCCGATCACCGCAGCGTGGTGTTGGTCAAGGGTTCACCGCGCATGAGCGATGCGCGCACCAAGGGCATGGACGGTGGCTTCCGCCACGGCGATACCGCGGTGAGCGGCGTGCTCATGTGGGCCGCTGCGCGCGACGAAGTGCAGCCGGCCGCCGGCGAGTCGGTGGCAGCGACAGCAGGAACGTACCGGGCCACCGGCTTCGGCCGTGGTGGCGTGTCATCCATGTTTGGAAAGCGGGCCGACTCAGTTGGCCCTCAGAGCCGCTCCGGGCCCCCTGGGCGCTAGAAGGTTACGAAGGAGACCCCCGATGGGCGTTGCGAAAATTCAGGAAAACTCTCAGCCGGGTTTGATGGACCGTGTGCGGGCGTGGTGGACGGGAAATCCGTCCTCGGACCCCGAAAAGGTTCCGGAAACCGATCGCATGGTCGAGTCGGCCGGTGCGACCGTCGACAAGGATGACGACCAGTGGAAGCGTCTGACCGGCAATGGCCAACGCGATCTCTCGCCACTCACCCAGGAGCGCATGCAGCGCCTGGCCCACTACCAGTGGGAGACGAACCTGCTGGCGAACCGGTTGATCGAGCTGCCGGTCGCTTATCTGCTCTCCGGCGGCGTGCGCCTGACGATCAAGGACGATGCTGATTCCCAGGACGCTCTCGATGCGCACTGGGACGACGGCATCAACGCCTGGGACATGAAGCTGCCCAAGCGGGTGCGCGAGCTCGCACTCTTCGGTGAGCAGTGCTACCCCGTCTTCCGCAACGAGGTGAACGGTTTCGTCCGCCTGGGTTACCTCGACCCCGCGCTGATCGAAACCATCGTGACCGACCCGGAGAATCGCGAGCAGCCGATCGGCATCGTCACCAAGCGCGGCCGGGGCGGCGTGGCTAAGCGCTATCGCATCATCATCAATGTGCCCGAGTCGGCCTTCGCGACGCGCACGCAAGAGATCCGCGAGAGCTTCACCGATGGCGACTGCTTCTATTACCGGGTGAACGACCTCAGCAGCGCCACGCGCGGCCGCAGCGACCTTCTGGCCCAGATTGACTGGCTGGATGCCTACGACCAGTACCTGTTCGGCGAACTCGATCGGGCATCGTTCCTGCGCGCCTTCATGTGGGACGTCACCCTCACCGGTGCTTCGCCGGACGAGGTCATCGAGCGATCAAAGAAGATCACCGCACCGTCGCCCGGCAGCGTGCGCGTGCACAATGAATCCGAATCGTGGAAGGCTGAGTCGCCCGAGCTCCAGGCAAACGATGCCGCGGAAGGCGCGCGACTGTTCCGCAACCACATCCTGGGCGGTGCGACGCAGCCCGAGCATTGGTACGGCGGCGGTGGTGACGTCAATCGCAGCACCGGTGAAAGCATGGCCGAGCCAACCGAAAAGGTCCTGGCCATGCGCCAGCGGCTGATCGGCTACATGCTCACCGATATCGGACGGTACGTCGTGCGCAGCTCGTGGCAGGCCCTCGATCGCGAACTCACGCCGGCCGAGCTGAAGACCCTGGGCTCGGTGGTCGCCGCGTGGCCCGAGATCACCTCCAAGGACATCACCAAGTACGCCGCCGCGATCGTCCAGGTCGCCACCGCGGCCGCCACGCTGATCGACGAAGGGCTCATTACCCGCGAAACAGCGTTGCGCCTGGTGCAAGCCCTCGCCAATCGCCTGGGCGTGGAGATCGACGTGGAGAAAGAGCTGGACGCGGCGCAGAAGGAAGTCGGGGATCACGGTGGTCCGGATCTGTCGGGCCTCCCATTGCGCAAACGGCCGGCGCCGCCGTTGCCCAAGGACGAGGCGGCCTGACGCATGGATCCGGAGGAAAGCGCGCGACGCTTTGCCGAGGCCGCGGAGCTCGAAAGCGCCTTGCTGCCGCGGATCCAGAAAGACACGCTCGCCGAGCTGGTCAAGCAGCTGGAGATCGCCGAGCGCGCGATCCTCGATGCCCTGCAGAGCAGCACGAGCGTGTCGGCGCAGCTTCGGCTACGCCAGATGCGCGACGAGGTAGAGCAGGCCCTGGAGGACTTCCGCCAGGCGGCCGCGAGCTCGACGACCGCCGGCGCGCAGCAAGCATGGGATGCCGGCATCCGGTCGATCGTGGCGCCCTTCGACGCCGCGGGCGTCAGCATCCTCGGTCCGCAGATCGACGCCGGCGCGTTGATGGCCACCCAGCGGTTCCTGACCAATCGCATCGGCGATATCAGCCTTCGCGCGCTCAACCAGCTCAACGGCGCCCTGGTGCAGAACATCATCGGTAGCTCGCCGCTGTCGGACACGATCACCCTGGTGCAACGGATCCTCGGTGGCGCGCCCCGGGCACGTGCCATGACCGTCGCCTACACCGAGATCGGCCGTGCGCACTCGATCTCGCAGAACGAGTCACTGCAGCAGGCCGGCCATGTCGTGCCGAACGTGCACAAGCGCTGGCTGAAAAGCGGCAAGCTGCACCCGCGTGCAGCCCACGTGCATGCACATAACCAGATTCGGCGTTACGATGAGGCCTATGTGGTCGGCGGTGAGAACCTGATGTTTCCCCGCGACCCCGATGGCAGCGCCGAGAACACGATCAATTGCGGGTGCTTCTCCATCCCGGTGGTCGACGGTTCCAGCTTCGGCGCAAGCACCATCCGCATCGGTCCCAACGGGGGCGTGCGCAAGGTCGTCCTCCCTCGCTAGTCGTTACTAGCACGCGCTAAAAGACCGCCGCGCACCGATCCACGACATTGTCTCCACGCTGCGCTAATGCGAGCAGGAGACGACTGTGCCCCCGAAGCCGAAGAAGCCGAATTCCACCGCCCCCAAAGCTGCCACCAAGTCGGCTCCCGCTGACCAGGCCGCTGCCGACCAGGCCGCTGCCGACCAGGCTGCCGCCGACCAGGCTGCCGCCAACCAGGCTGCCGCCGACCAGGCCGCTGCCGACCAGGCTGCTGCCGACCAGGCTGCTGCTGACCAGGCCGCTGCCGACCAGGCTGCTGCCGACAAGGCTTCTCCGAAGAAGATCCAGGTGCTGTCCGAAGCCAAGCGCGACGGCGCGACCGTGCGCGTCCTGACTGACGGCGTCCGCGTCTGGAAGGAAGCCAAGTGAAGCGCTCGCGGCTTTCCACCAGCATCGCGACGCTGCTTGCCGCGGGCCTCGTGCCGGCACGCGGCATCATCGGCCAAGCTGCACTGCGTGAAGCGGCAGCCACGGAGTTCGGCCAGATCCGCGACCTCCTGCAGGCGTCGCTGCGCAAGAACTACGGCCTGTCCGAGAACGACTGGGTCTGCGTCGAGGCGATCTATCCCGATCGCGTGGTCGTCGAACGCGATGGCAAGAACTACGAGTTCACCTATGCCATCGACGACGCCAACAATGTCACGCTCGGTGCCGCGGTTGAGGTGGTCATCACCACCACGGCCGTGACCGACACGACCGTGCGCGAGGCCGCGGCCACCGACGCCGATGCACGCCGCCGACTGGTGTACGCGGCGGTCCGCCAGGTCGACCCGAATATCTGGGATTTCATCGCCGTCTACCCCGACAGCGTGGTGGTCGGCAACGGTGATGGTCGCCAGTACTCCTATCCGTACACGATCGACGATAACAACCAGGTCACCGTGGGCACCCCCAACGAAGTGGTCTCCCAGCATGTGCCTGCCTCCAGCGCGAAGCCGCTGCGTGAGGGCGCACCTAACAACCCGACGGCAGTGGGTGCGGCGGGCGGTGGCAACAAGACCAACAAGGCCACCGCCCTGCACGGCGACGTGTTCATCGAGGCGATCGATGCCGGCGCCGGCGACAAACCCACCCGTTACCTGGTCCGGGTTATCCGGGCCGGTACGTCACTCAACAACGTGACCTACCCGCGCGACGTGCTGCGCGAAGCCGCGCCACTGTTCGATGGCGTGCGCGTGTTCGTCAAGAGCGACGCCGAGCACATCAAGGGTGGCGGCAAGGATTTCCGCCAGCTGGTGGGCAAGCTCAGCGATCCCAAGTTCATCGAGGCAGGCGTGGGCGAGATCCAGGCCACGCTCGATGTGCTGGAGAGCAGCGACATCGCCGCCAAGCTTCGCGAGGCGGTGGCACGTGACATGACCGATCTGTTTGGCCTGTCGATTGACGCCAGCGGCAAGAGCAAGAAAACCGGCAAGTTCCGCGAAGCCATCAACCTCACGAAGGTCGATAGCGTGGATCTGATTATCGAGCCCGGCGCCGGCGGGCAATTCATTCGGTTCGCCGAAGCCCACCAGGAGAGCGACACCATGCTGCGCGAGCAGATGATTTCTAAGATCCGTGCCCGCGATGCGAAGCGGGCTGACGCCCTGGCCAATGCCAGCGATGACGATGTGTTGACTGCCTACCGCGAGGCGGTGATCGATGCCTCCGGTACCGGTATCACCGAGGACCAGTTCGAAGCGCGTATGCGCATGATCGAGGCCCGCGCCTCGGCGCGCGTGATCATCTCCGAAAGTCGACTGCCGACCGTCGCCCAGGAGCGCCTGACGGCGCGCTTCGCCGAAGCCGCAAGCTTCACGGAAGATGACGTCCGCACCGCGGTTGATGCCGAGCGGACCTACCTCGGCCGTTTCGCCGAGGGCGCGCAGGTGCGTGGCCTGGGCGTCAGCATCGAGATGGGCGAAGGGCGCGCCGAGAAAGTCAACAAGATGCTCGACGATTTCTTCGACACGACCAAGCGCTCGATGTCGTTCCGCGAGTGCTACAAGGACATCACCGGCGACCAGTTCGTTACGGGCCTCTGGCACGACGTCGACCAGTCCCGCCTGCGCGAAGCCGCCGGCGATACGTATCGCGAAGCGATCAGCTCGGCGACCTTCAGCAACATCCTGGGCGATTCCATCACCCGGGCGATGATCCGTGAATACGGAGCGCTGGAGGCCTACCAGGACTGGCGCTGGTTGTGCGACATCGTGCCGGTCAGCGACTTCCGTACCCAGGAGCGCACGCGCCTTGGCGGCTACGGCAACCTTCCGGGGGTGGCCGAGAACGGCGCCTACAATGCGCTCGCCTCGCCGGGCGATGAGAAGGCGACCTACGCCGTCACCAAGCGCGGTGGCATCGAGACGATCTCGCTGGAGACGATTGCCAACGATGACGTCGGCCTGATCCGCCGCCTGCCCAAGTCCCTGGCCACCGCGGCGGGTCGCACGTTGTACGAGTTCGTCTACGAGTTCCTGAACTCGAACGCGGTGATCTACGACACGCTGGCGCTCTTCGTGGCCGGCCATAACAACCTGGGCACCGCCGCTCTGGACGCGACCGCGTTCGCCGCCGCTCGCTTGCGCATGAAGCGCCAGGGTGAGCTGTCGAGCAACAAGCGCCTGGGCATCACGCTGCGCCACCTGGTCATCCCGTCCGACCTCGAAGAGACCGCCTTCAATCTCTTCCAGCGCGGGACCAACAACGACCAGACGTTCGTGCAAAGCCGCGTGCCGACCATCCACGTGGTCGATCACTGGACCGATGCGAACAACTGGTATGCCGCGGCTGACAACAGCGTGGTGCCGCTGATCGAGATGGGCTTCTACGGCGGCAACGAGGATCCGGAGCTCTTCGTCCAGGATCTGCCGACGCAGGGTTCGCTCTTCAGCAACGACCAGATCAAGTACAAGATTCGGCACATCTACAGCGGTGCCGTCCGCGACTACCGCGGCTTCGACGGCTCGATCGTCGCCTAACCTGCCGCGCCCCGAGCGTGCAACCCGGCCAAGGATGGCCCCCTTCTTTCGAATCCCGCCCATGACGCTTGCCGACTACCAGACGCTGGTCGCTGACCTGGTTCGCGATCGCGACGCCGTGATCACGGATGCGCAGCGCGACGCCGCGATCGACGCCGCGTTTGCCCGGTATTCGGCTGTCTTGCCGCGCAACGTTGTGGTGGATCTCACGTCGACCGGCGGCCAGCGCATCGAGCTACCCGCCGGCTTCACGATGGAGTCCATCGTGACGGCCGTCGAATTTCCCGTAGGCGAGATTCCCCCGGTCGAGCTGGAGCTTGCCGACGTGCGCGTGTACGCCGCGCCGACGCAGCGCTTCCTTGACCTTCCCGCGATCACCTTGACGGGTGACGTCCTGCGCATCACCTATACCGCGGTGCACCTGGTCGACGGCGCGGACGACACCGTTCCGCCGGCGCATCGCCAGGCCGTGGCCAGCCTTGCCGCCAGCAACCTTTGCGGGCAGCTGGCCAGCTACTACTCCAGCGAGCTGGAGAGCACGATCTCGGCGGACGCCGTGAACTACAAGGACAAGGCGCAGCGGTTCCGGCAGCGCGCCAAGGACCTGGAAGCCGATTTCACCGAGGTCGTTGGCGACGCGCCCAGCGATCGGAACAAGGCCGCCAGCGCAACGGTCGCGCTTGAACGGCGTAATGCCCTCGGTGGCCACCGCCTGTTCCATCCCACCCGCAGCTGGCCACGCTGATGGATATCACCATCGATACCAGCCAGCTGACGGCGCTCGTCGACCTGTGGAACCAGTCGCCCGAGATCGCGGGTCAGGAGATGTTCCGCGCGGCTACCGAGATCGATCTGCTCATCCAGGGCGAACTGATGCAGGTGATGCCGCGCGGTGCAGGCGGCTTGCATGGCGCAGGCCTGACTGGCGCCGTATTCCACCAGGAGCAGCTGCTCACCGACGGCGTCACCGGCATGGTGGCCACCTCCCAGCCGTATGCCGAATACGTCGAGGTCGGCACCAAGCCACATGCACCACCGATCCAGCCCCTCAAGGATTGGGTCGAGGCCAAGCTGGGCATCCGTGGCGAAGAGGCGATGGGTGTGGCGTTCGCGATCAGCCGAACGATCGCCAAGCGCGGTACGCGCGCGCAGCCGGTATGGCAGCAGACCTATCAGCGTCTTATCCCGACGATCCAGGCGAAGCTGGACGAGGGCCTAGCGCGTATCCAGGCACGGCTCGTGGGAGGTGCCGCATGAGCGCCCTCCGCGATGCCATCGTCGCAAAGATCAGCTCGGTGCCCGAGGTGGGCGTCGTGCATGCCTACGAGCGTTACGCCACCGCGATGGACAAGCTCAAGGCGCTATACGTCGTGCCGGGCTCCGGCGTCCTCCGCGGCTGGTTTATCCGGCGCCTGGCCCTCTCTGAGACCAGCGCCAACAGCCGCGCCAGGATTGTCGAGACCACCTGGCGCCTCCAGGGCGTCATGGCGCTCAACGACGCGGATGGGAGCGAGCTGGTCTTCGATGACCTGATCGAGCAGCTCCGCACCGCGTTCCGAACCGATCCCACGCTGGGCGGCCTGTTGAAGGCCGCCACGCCCGAGGGCGAGCCCGCGGGCTTGCAGCTGCTCGACACCGGCGCGGTGATGTTCGCCGGCGTCCTTTGCCACGGTGCGCGCCTGGCGCTGCGTACCCGCCAACTCATCACCGCCTGACACCACGGAGCGATCCATGAACCCCGCCGACAACGCGAACGAGAAGAAAGTGAAGGTCAAGCTGCTGAAGGATGGCCATTCCCACGCTGGCAAGCCGTGCGCCAAGGGCGACACGATCAGCGTGACCGAGGCCGATGCCAAGTGGCTGGCCAATCCGAAACGGGGCCTCATTGCCCCCACGAAGGCCGGCGCCGCCGGCGGCGAGGCCTGATCCCATGTCCAAGAACACCGAGTACTTTTCGATGCAGGGCAAAGTTGCCCTGGGCATCCGCAACACGGACGGCTCCCGCCAGCCGGCAAAGTGGGTCTATGACGCGAGCACCCTGGAGTGGGGTTTCAGCGTCGACAAGGACGAGAAGAACGAGAACTACAGCGGCAGCCGCGGCTTGGCCGCGGTGCTGCAGACGAAAAAGTCCATGACCGTGAAGCTGACCCTTGGCCAGCTCAACGACACCAACGCCGCGCAGGCTGTCGCCGGCACGACGGTGCAGATCGCTGCCGGGTCAGCCACGGCCGAGCCGCTTGGCATCCTGACGATCGGCGACATGGTCGCGCTGGATTTCGCCAAGGTCTCGGACCTCGAAATCACGGTCGGCGCCGCCACGCTCGTCGAAGACACCGACTACACGCTCAATGCCAACACCGGCGTCCTCACGGTACTGACGACCCAGGCGACGGCTGCCAGCGCCGCCTACTCGTACGCCGCCCACTCGCTGATCACCGTCTTCAGCAACAACAGCCCGGACATGTACGTCTTGTTCGACGGCGAGAACACTGTCGACGGTGCCACGGGCCTGTGCATGGGTGAGGTCTACCGCATCACGTTCGATCCGGCCTCGGCACTCGCGCTGATCAATTCCACGTTCGGCGAAATGGAGCTCAACGGCTCCGCTCGTGTCGATCCGGTGCGCCTGGCCAACAGCCAGTACGGCGGCTATGCGCGTCTGAAGTTGATCGATCCGGAAGCCTGACGTGGGCGGCACTCATGTCAAGGTCTTGGGCATCGAGGACTTCGCTGAAGTCTTCGATGCCTCCGCCGGCGAAAGGGCTGTGCTCGATGCCCTCAGCCATCGTCCTGCATTAGCTGCTGCAGGAGGCCCGTCCAAAACCCCGATCGCCGCGCCTTCTCCGCCTCGGCCTCGGCGAAATCCGATCCGCTGGCTTGTGCGAGCAGCGTGCCGGGCAGGTACTGCGATGACATGGCTTTCCATTCGTCGAACACGTCAGTCAGGTTCGGATGGGATTGCAGTAAAGCGCCGATGAGCATGGTGTCCACGTCCGCCCGGGCATGTACCAGTAGAAGGCCGCGCTGCAGCGTAACGAGCATCTCAAACGCCTTGGCGAGTTTCTCTTCGCCTGGCCCGAACTGAAACTGCTCCATCGCTTCATCTCCCAGTGATTCAGGAACCCATCATGGCACGCAAGGTCACTCCCCCCGCCACCAAGCAAAAGGCCAAGCCGGCACCGGCCGTGGCGCCGCCCGACGACGGCGCCAATGACGCCGCGATCCTGCATCCGGACCTGACGTTCACCCTGGGCGGGCGCGAGCTCACGGTGCGGGAATACAGCTTTGTCGCCGGCCTGCGCGTCCGCGCGAAGGCGAAGTACCTGGTCCAGGACCTTCACCAGCAGATCGTGACCGGCGAAGCGCTCACGGAAGACGTCATCAACGTGCTGGCAGTGCATAGCGACCTCGTGCGCGAGCTCGTGATCGAAGCCACGGTCGGCGCCGACGGAGATTGGTACGACTCGCTGGACGAGCCCACCGGCACGCAGCTGCTGCTCACCTGGTGGAGTGTCTGCGGCCCTTTTTTTATTCGGCAGATCGCCAGCCGGATCGGCCAGGCGATGAAGCTCAAGGAACAGCTCGTTGGGCTGACGTCTTCGATGTCCTCGCGCGCGCCGGCCACGGACCGGCCGACGAGCTAGGGCATCGCTACACGCTCCGCCAGCTGGAACTGCTTTACAACGCGGCGAAGCGCCACGAGGCCCGCCAACAGGCGGACCTCACAGAGGCCACGATGATGGGTTTGGCGGGGTCGCAGTCTGACAAGGGCAACCGGAACACCCGTCAGTTCATCAAGGATCTGCGAAAGGGCTGAGTACGTCTCAGCCGTGGCGCCACCACCGCTGGAACGACGCCAGCACATAGATGGCCAAACCGGCGGCCATCACGTAAAGGCCGGGTTCCAGCAACAGCACAAACGCCACTACTCCCACTAAAAAGACCACGGCGCCCATGATCTTCAGCTGCTTGATGTCCTTACTCGTTTGCTCGATCACGGTGGCAGCAACCGGGCGGCCGCAGTGCGGGCACGCCGGCGCGGCGTCGGATACGTTCTCGCCGCAGTCGCGGCATGCGATCAGTGCCATGTCCAATCTCCCCTCCTGTTGGGCGAAGGAAGTCTAACCCGATGGGAGCCAACGACCGCAACGTCGCCATTGCCCTTCAGATCAAGACCGATCTGAACAAGGCCCGGGCGGATCTCGATGCCCTCGACCAGGCCGTGTCCGATATCGGCGCAACCGCCGAAACGACCGGCACCGCGCTCGATGACCTGGAGCAGGCCGTCGACACCCTCGGCGAGACCGGCCGATCGACCGGTGCTGCCGTCGACGAGCTGGGCCAGGCGGTGGACGATCTCGGTGACACGGGTAGGTCGACGGGCGCTGCCGTCGAGGGCCTTGAGCAGGCCGTCGACGGTTTGGGAGAGACCGGTCGCTCCGCCGGCGCAGGCATCGAGGACGCTGACCAGGCCGTGGATGGGCTGGGTGAGAGCGGGCGCGCGACCAGCGCTGTCGTCGATGGTCTCGACAGCGCGGTCGATGGTCTGGGCACCAGCGGTCGATCGACGGGCGCCGCCGTCGATAACCTTGGCACCCACGTCACTGGGCTGGGCACCAGCGGCCGTGCCACCACCGCTGCCATCCGCGATCAAACGGCGGAGTTGTCGAAGCTCTTGGGTGAAATCGACCCGACCATCGCCGCACTGGAGCGTTTGGACCAGCAGGAAGCACAGCTGCAGAAATACCGCGCAGCCGGCCTCCTGGATGACGAAGGATTTGCTCGGTTCCAGGGCCAGGTTACCCAGAGCCGTGCGGCTCTCGGCAACCTCGGACAGACGGCCGGACAGACGCGCCAAGCGATGCGTCAGTTGCCGATGCAGATCACCGACATCGTCACCGGTCTGGCCACTGGCCAGCCCGTGCTCTCGGTGGCACTGCAACAAGGTGGCCAGTTGCGTGACAGCTTCGGCGGCTTCGGCGGCGTCCTGAAGGGATTTGCCAGCCTGATCAGCCCGACCGTCGTTGGCATCGGTGCGCTGGTCGCCGTCGTCGGCCTGCTCGTCGCCGGCACGGTAGAGGGCTTCGAGGAACAGCAGCGATTCAACAACGCACTCAACGAGACCGGCGGCTATGCGGGGAAGACCGGGGGGCAGCTTTCGCAGCTTGCGGTGACCATTGGTGCGACGACAGGATCGTTCGGTGATTCGGCAACAGCCGTCGCCCTGTTGGCGGAATCGGGTCGTGTGACAGGCGATGCACTCGATACTGCGGCGCGCGGTGCCGTCGCGTTCTCCCAGGTCACGGGCAAGAGCATCGACGATGCCGTGGCCAAGTTCGTCGACCTGTCGAAGAATCCCGTCACGGCGATCAAGGCACTCGACGACCAGTATCACTTCCTGGAAGCCAGCATCTACGCGCAGATCCAGGCGCTCCAGGCCCAAGGTCAGGAGACGCAGGCCGAGGCGCTCGCGCAGCGTACGGTCGCGGATGCATTCGAAGAGCGGCGTGTGCGCGACGTCCAGAACCTCGGTCTGATTCAGACGGCCTGGCGGTCGCTAAAGGCTGAGGTTTCGGGTGTATGGGAAGAGATCAAGCAGGGTGGCGCGCTGATCGCCAGCCTGGGCTCGCAGGTCACCCAGCAGCAGCTGGATAACCTCTATTTCCTGCGCGGGTACTACCAGTCGATCGGCTTCGGCCTGGGCGACAAATACGTCGCCGGCGTCGACCAGCAGATCGCCGCGCTCAAGCAACAGCAGTCGGCGGAAGAGGATGCGGCCAAGGCACAGGCCCAGCACCAGCAGGTTCAGTCCGAAGGCACCGCAGCCCTCGACCGCATCGCGGCGTCGACCAACAAATACGCAAGCGCCGCGGACAACTACAAGAAAGAGCTCGACGACATCAACAAGAACTTCGACGCCGCGATCAAGGCGATGCCGGAGAAGGCCGACGAGCTCAATGCCCAGCGCGGCACGCAGCTACGCGCGGCCGTCAGCAACTACTCCGACAAGCTCCTGCAGCAGTCGAAATCGGGCGAGGCTGCCAAGCGCGCCGCCGAGCGCGAGGCCGAAGCCCAGGCCAAGGCGGCCGCCACCGCAAATGAGGGCCTCCTGCAGTCCTTGTCGCAGATGCAGGGCGAACTCGATCCGACAGCCGCCGCGTGGGTCCGCTACAACGACGCCGTCACGAAGGCGAATGCGCAGGCCGACCAGGCGAAGAAGGCGCCGGGCGCCAACGTCACAGCCATCAATGCCGAGCGCGACGCTGTTGTAGCTCTCGCCGGGACGATCCGCGATGCCGCGATCGACAAGCTGGCCGACAAGGGCCGTCAGGCGTGGGAGACCCTGCGCGAGTCACTGCGCACGCCAACCGAGGTGAAGGTCGAGACGGCGCTGGACCAGATTAAACAGCTCAACGCGTTCTTGGCCAACGGCACGATCAACGCCCAGCAGTACCACGACGCCCTGCAGCGAGTGGGCCAGAACAGCGTCGTGGACGCGCCGAAATACCAGGGCGTGGATGCGGCCGTGGGTGGCGCCGCTGGCGAGCTGGGCAAGAACATCAAGGCGTCTCAGGATCTCGAAACCTGGCACACGCAGCAGCTCGCCGCCAACGAGGCGTTCCGCCAGCAGGACACGGCCAACGAAGAGGTCTACCAGGCACGCAAGGCCGAGATCGCGCAGCAGTATGCAACCCAGACGGCGGCGATCACTCAGGCGCAGCAGGCACTCGCCCTGGGCGCGGCGAGCGAGGGTTTCGCCAATCTCGCAGGCATCGCCAAGTCCGCCTATGGCGAGCAGAGCGCGCAGTACCGTGCGCTTTTCGCCCTGAGCAAGGCCTTTGCGATCGCACAGGCTGCGATCTCGCTGGGCGTCAATGTGGCAAAGGCGAGCGAGACTGGCTTCCCATACAACATCGGCTTCATCGCCGGCGCCATCGCCCAGGGCGTGCAGATCGCCAGCATCATCGCCGGCGCGACGTTCTCCGGTGGGAGCACGGGCGGTAGTTCGGGATCCGGCTCCGGTTCCGGCTCGAGCAGCGCAGGGTTTGCAGAGGGCGGCTATACCGGCTCGGGCGGCAAGTACCAGCCCGCCGGCATCGTGCACGCCGGCGAAGGTGTCCTCAATCAGCAGGAGATTGGCGCCCTTGGCGGACCGGGCGGGTTCTACGCACTGCGTAACGCCATCCGCACCGGCGCCCTGCAGATGCCCGGATACGCCGATGGTGGCCTTGTCAGCCCGATGCGCGACGCACCCCGCCTCGCCAGCCCCGGCACGACTAAGGCACGCCTGCCCGATGGTACGGAGGGCAGCTCTGCTCCCCGGGTGGACAACAACTTCACGTTCCTCACCGCATTCGATCTGAACGACCTGGCGCAGAAGATCCTCAGCGCACCCGCGGCCGAGCAGCTGGTCGTCAACCACGTGGTGGCCAACGGCTCCCAGGTGAAGTCGGGGATCGGCGCCTGATGGTCGGCTTCGTACTCGGCGACGTCGTGCCCTGGACGGTCCCGCCGGATTGGAGCAACCCCGTACGCGAGACGCTCACCTGGCTCACCGATTACATGAGCGCCCGCAACGGCGCCCGTCAGAAGCGGCAGCTGCGTCTCGCCCCGCGTCGATCGTTCCAGTTCCAGGTGCTCGCGATCGACGCAGAGCACCGCCTCATCGACGCGTTGCGCTTCGATCAGGGCGCACGGGTCTGGGCGCTGCCGATCTGGCCGGACGGCCAGTTCCAGGCCAGCGACGTGGCCCCGGGCAGCAACGAGATTGAGTGCGCCACCGCGGGCCGCGACTTTGCCGTCGGCGGCAGCGCGCTGTTGTGGACCGCCATCAATGAGTGGGAGGTCGTCTCGGTGGCCACCGTGGAGGACGGCGGGCTGACGTTGAACACGCCGACGCTCGGGACGTGGGGCGCCGGCTCGCGGCTGTACCCGCTGCGCAACGCACGCGTGCCCGCCTCGATCGCCGCGAACTATCGGACCGATGCCGCCACCTCGATGCAGGTAACCATGCAGGTCGACGAGCCATGCGATTGGACGGGCGTGGCACCGACCGCCGTCTATCGCGGGTTCCCAGTGCTTGAGTTGCGCCATGACGAAACCGAGGATCCCACCACGAAGTTCGATCGCTCCATCCAGCAGGTGGACGGCGACACGGGTGTGATCGCCTATCTGGATCTGCCGAATCGCTCGTTTCGTCAGCAGAGCCACAGCTGGAAGCTCCACGGCCTGGCCGAACATGGCGCCTTCCGCGACCTCGTGTATTGGTTGCGTGGTCGCATGGGCACGCTGTGGGTGCCAAGCTTTGCGGCCGACCTGTTGCTGACCAATGACGCTTCAGCAGCTGACAACGTCATCCACGTGGAGTGGGCCGGCTACACCGTCTTCGGACGGCAGCAGAGCAACCGTCGTGATGTCCGTATCGAGCTGCTAACTGGCACGGTCCTCTATCGCCGTATCACCGCTAGCGCCGAGGCAGGTGCGACGGAGACGCTGACGCTGGACACCGCCCTCGGGGTCGCCTTGCCGCGGCGCCTGGTTCGCGCTATCAGCTTCCTGACCCTCGCCGAGCAGGCCACCGATACCGTCACCATCGATCACATCACCGGCATCGAGGGCGTGGCGACCGCCACCACCAGCTGGGCGGGTATTCGCCATGACGTCTGAAGCGCGCGAAGCCAGCGCCGATCAGGGCCAGCCGATCAAGCTGTTCACGTTCACTCGCGGGACGAAGACGTGGCGCTATACCGATGCCGATCGACTCTTGTTCGTTGGTGGCAACGCTTACGCGCCGGCGCCGATCACGCACACCGCCATCCAGGACGGGGGCGAGCAGAACAAGATCAGCATCACGCTGAAGCTACCGAAGACGTTGCAGGTCGCGAATAACTGGCGCCCGTATCCGCCCTCGGACAACATCGCCATCACGATCATGACCCAGCACTACGGCGAGGACGATTTCCTCGTCGACTGGATCGGCAGGATCATCCAGCCGAAGTTCGACGACACCACGCTCTCGTTGACCAGCGAGCCGACGGCGACGACGGCGAAACGGGGCAACGGCGGCCGCACCTGGCAACGCGATTGCGACCTGATGCTGTATTCGGTGGGACTCGGCCTGTGCAACGTCGATCGCGCCGCTCATGCGGTGCCGGCCGTTCTGACGGTGGCGGGCGGATTGACACTGACGGCCGCAGCTTTCGGGTCGCTGCCTTCCGGGCGTCTGGCTGGTGGCGATATCGAGTGGGTTAGGCCGGACGGCCTCATCGATCACCGAAGCATCGACAGTCACAACGGCGACACCATCGTCGTGGACTACGGCAGCGCCGATTTTGAAGACGGCCTCAACCTGACGGCCTTCCCCGGCTGTGGTCAGACCTGGGACGACTGCGTGTACTACGAGAACAAGGACAATTACGGCGGGGAGCTCGACATCCCGGGCCGCAACTACTTCGACGGCAACCCGATCGGATGAGCATATGTGGGTACTAATCGCCGTCGTCATCGTCTCCCTCATCGTCGCTGTGGCGCTGCAGCCATCGGCGCCCAGGCAGCCGGGCGCGCAGAAGGGCACGGTGCCAGACGTGACGGATGGCAAGCGCGTTCGCCGGGTGTACGGAACGCTGTGGATCGATGATCCGATGCAGCTGGCAATGAAAGAAATGGGCGAAACGCCGATCAAGAAAAAGCCATGAAGATCACTCTCGAACACCTCGCCGGCGTGCGCGGCTTCAGTGTTACGCCGGGCCTGTGCCGCGGTGGCGCCCGGCTGTGGTTCGCCCGTCATCAGCTCGACTGGAACGCGTTCCGGCACGATGGCATCGATGCATCGTTGCTGGAAGCGATCGGCGACCCGTTCGCGATGGCTGTGATCGGTTACGCCAAGGAAATGGAGGCCGAGCGTGGGCGGAGCTAAAAAACAGACAGTCGGCTACTGGTACAACTGGGCCATGCTCTTCGGCTGGTGCAAGGGGCCGATCGACGCGTTCCTGGAGTTTCGTGCGGGTGGCCTGACCGCCTGGACAGGGCGGCTCACTGCGAGCGGCCGGCTCCACATCAACAAGCCGGATCTGTGGGGTGGCGAAGACACCTCAGGCCAGGGCGGCCTCGTCGGGGACCTCGACGTCATGTTCGGCGAGGCGACTCAGGTACCGAATGACTACATGTTGCAGACCTTCGGTGAGCGACAGAGTGCGCGGCGCGGCAAGCTGAGCACGTGCTGGCGAGGGGGGAAGTTCGGCGCCTTTGTCTCCAATCCGAAGGCTGTCAGCGCGAAGGTCGAGCGGATCCTGGCGGATTGGCAGGATGGTGTCGTGTGGTATCCGGAGAAGGCCGTCATCGAGCTCACTGATGGCTCCCCGTTGCCCGCCGATGCGGAGGGTTGGGAATACCAGACGCTCGCCGACGAAGCGGATCCGGGCAACACGAACCTGGTGCCGCCGGCGAGCGGCTGGCAGCCTGGCCAGGCGCCCTTCGCCGGTGGAACGCTTGCTGGCGACGGCAACACCGACTGGCCCATTCACACGGTCTTGTGGGCGCGCCGCACCGTCACGGTACCCAGCGGTGCCACCGGCACACGCCTTCGCGTACAGGCCGAGAACGGATGCGTCGTGTTCATCGACGGGGCGGTCGTCGGTGCGGTGAACCAGCCGAACGCCGACCTACCGAACAACCAGAACAACACGTTCTACTTCGATTTCGTAGGCGGCCGGACGTATCAGGTGAGCGTCAAGGCGTTCGACGAAAAGGTTGCTGGCGGCGGCACTTTCCTATCAGCAGGAATCGTCACGCTGCGCGCGATGAACCCGGCGCACATGATTTACGACAGCATCACCCATGCCGATATGCAGGGCGAGCCGGCCGGAATCATCAACGACGCCAGCTTTCGCGCGACCGCGGACAAGCTGTGGAACGAACAGTTCGGCCTGTGCACCGACTACGACAGCGATTCGGAGACGCCCCAGCAATTCCAGCAACGTCTGTGCAACGTCATCGGCGCGAGCCTGAGCCAGAGCCGGGTCGATGGGCTCTATTACCTCGACCTGATCCGTGGGGACTACGACCTCGACAGCCTGCCGATCATCGGCGAAGACGACGTCATTACCTTCTCGCAGGATCCCAGTGTCATCACCGAGACGGGAAACCGCCTGAGCGTGGAGTGGCTCGATCCGCAGGCAAAGGAAACCCGGACGACGGCGCCTATGTTCGCGATGGGCAACGTGCGAAGCGCAGGCCGGGTCATCCCCGCCGACACCAAGCAGTACCACGAGATCCCGGTCGAGAGCCTGGCGTTGCGCTGCTGCGCACGTGACCTCAAGGCAGTGGCTGTACCGTTCAATCGCCTTACGTTGGGAACGAAGGCCACAATGCGGGGCCTGCGTCCCGGGCAAAACGCGCGGGTGCAGCTGCCCAGCGAGGGCATCGGCGACATGGTCGTCGTGGTCGGCAGCGTGCAGCACGGGACGGCGACGGACGGCCAGATGAAGCTGGTGCTGGCCGAGAACATCTACGGTATGCCCGATACGACGTATATCAGCGGTCAGCCGGGTTCCTGGACGCCGCCGGACAACACGCCACTGCCTTCGCCTTTGCAGCTCGCCATCGAGGCGCCGTATGTGGAGCTGGTGGCCAGCCTTTCTGACGCCGAGCTGGCGGCAGTCACGCCGGACGCTGGGTACCTGCTGACCATCGCCGGCCGTGCCCCTAACGGGCCGAATTACTTGATCGCGAGCGCTGCCGGCGGCGAAGACTACGTGACCTCCGACATCGCGGACTGGTGTCCTACGGCGGAAGTCGTCCCCTTGGCTGGCCCGTTGGACGAAGCCTTCGCCATCAGCGCCGGCGTCGACCTCGACAGGGTGGCGCTGGGATCGTGGGCACAGTGGGATGACGAGATCGTCCGCGTCGACGCGATCGACGTCGGGGCGAACACGCTGACGCTCGGAAGGGGCTGCGCCGACACGACGCCGCGACCGCATGCGGCGGGCTCCCGCGTCTTCTTCGCGGGCGAGTGGGGCGGTACCGACTCGCGCGCCTACGTTGGCGGCGATGCCGTCCGCGCGAAGCTGCTGACGCGTACACGCACGGGCACCCTCGCGCTCGATGACGCGCCTGAGTTGGATGTCGTTATGGCTGACCGTGCGTATCGGCCTTATGCGCCGGGTCGCCTGCAGATCAATGGCCTGGCGTATCCGGCCAGCCTGGTGGGCGAGCTGACAACGACGTGGTCGCACCGCGATCGCATCCTGCAGGCCGATCAGCTGATCGACACGACGGCTGCCGACGTGGGGCCGGAAGCCGGCACGACGTATACCGTCCGCTACTACCAGCCTCCCGGCGCCCTGGTGGCCACCGAGGCCGGTGTCGCCGGGACGAGCGCCGCACCCTACACCTTCCCTGGCGACGGCACCGCGGCGGTTGCCGTCAGCGCCGTGCGCGACGGCATCGAGAGCTGGCAGGCCCTGGCCGCCGTGTTCGCCTACACCGTCAGCCCTTCCGCCCTCCGTATCACCGAGGGCGGGGATATCCGCATCACCGAATCGGGCGATGCCCGTGCCCTGGAAAGCCCATGAGCAATCAGAAACTCAGCGACCTTCGCACTGCCCATCCCGCCGCTCCGCTCGACGGAAGTGAGCTGATTGAGTTCACCCAGGCAGGCCAGAGCGTGGCCGGTGTCGTCGGCGACCTCGTTGGGGCTCCCCTCGGCATCAACAGCCAGTTGGGTACCGCCTACACGCTCGTCCGTGCCGATGCCGGCGCTGATGTGGTGTGCAATAACGCCGCCGCGATCACGCTGACCATCCCAGCCGATGCGGACGTGGCGTTTCCGATCGGCACCGTCGTCCACTACTCGCAGGCCGGCACGGGCGTCGTGACTGCCGTGGGCGCCGCCGGTGTCACGGTGCGGGCCGCCAATGGCGCGTCGACGACGGCTCGCTACGACCAGCGCGACCTGGTAAAGAAGGCCGCCAACGT